CTACCGCACTTTTCGCAGGTTACATGGTCTTTTGTAGATTCAAGCCACATATTCTAAATCATTATTATACGAAGTAAAGCCGTTCTCTTTTACCACCCGGAGGACACTATTTACACGGCCCACCAATTCATCCTTGTGAGATATAAGGTAAATGTTCTTATTTCGTTCTCGAGCCATTTTCTTCAGCACGGCTAGCGCACTTTCCACACCCGCTGAGTCCATACCGGCATCAACAAGCTCGTCGATGAACAACAGGTTAATGCTCTGGTACAGTCCTTCCCATACATCTCTAAAGGCAAAGCTCATAGAAAGAATCAGTCGATTACGCTCGCCTCGGCTTAAATTATCAAAGTCTAAATCTTGACCTAGTTGAGTAATTTCCACATTTAGGTCATTTTGGAATACCACAGTATGTGGTAATCCTAGCTTGTCGATGTAATAACTCAAGCGTTTGTTCAAGTAGTTTAAATTCTGATCAATGATCTTCTTGCGAATAAAGCTGTCTTTATTGGTCAGAAGTTTTAGCAGGAATTCTTGGTGTTCTTTAATTCTAGTCAACTCATTGATAGAGTCCCACGAGATTTCTTGTAGGGCACTTTTCTTTAGTTCTTCGACTTGTTCAGCATAGGGGTTAGTTTCTTCTGCTCGTTGATTCAATCGAGCTTCTAGGCTATCCAAGTTATTTTTATGACCCAGCGCTTCTGCTTCTGTATCATAGAATGTAATAGGGCGTTTAGGTTGTTCACCGATGGCAGTTATTTCGTCTACAATCTTTTGATAATCAGCTGATACTTTTTCTAGATATGTATAAGCATCAGTGATATTTTTAGTAACAGTGGCAGTCATTTCTTCGTGCTTGTGATCGTGAAGATCTTGTTCACAGGCTGGACATTGTTTGGTTTCTAACTTTTCTAATTCTTTATTATACTTGGTAAGAGTTTTGTCTGCTTGTGTTACAGCACTTTCTAGAGTGGACTTTTGTTTCTGTAGGCTGATAATCTTGCTGTTGTTATCTTCCCATACTTTTAATTGAGCGTGAGCAGCAAGTTCGTTATTGATATCCACGGTGACCAGTGTTTGTATATTGTTTACTAGGCTGGTTAAATCTTGTTCTTTTTTGGTTTCCCAAGCATTACCGCGGGTGATTAAGCTGTCGATGCTCTTCTGAATATTCTCATTAGACTTCTTAATAGTTTCAATTCGAGCAGTTTCCAACACAATGGCATCCTTGGTTTCTTTGACCAAGGCCTTCAATGTTTCTGCTTTTTCACTTAACTGAGTAATACCTAGCAGTTGTTCGATAACTTCTCGTTGATCAGCAGCTCGCATAGCCAGGAACGGCTCAGTATAGGTATTCAACGCCACAAGATGTTTAAACATAGTGTGGCTCATACCCAGCATCTGCTCAATGGCCTTTTGTGTTTCTCGGCTATCACCTTGGCTATCGTCTTCTAATTCTTCAGTTTTAATCTGATCATTATTGACAAACAGCTTGAGCACATTAGGTTTGCGACCGCGTTCAATTCTATAAAGATTACCACCTTTTTCAAACTCAACGGTGACCAACATGGCCTTGCTGTTGGTTTTATTGATTAAGTTTTCTTTCTTAATGTTGGTAAGTGCTTGACCGTACAGAGCATAACTTAGAGCATTAATAATGGTAGTCTTGCCAGTGCCATTTCTAGAACCGGTATCATCGCCGCCTAGATCTAGATTAGACCCTAACACTAGAGTCAAGGATTCTCGATCAAAATCTACTGCCTGAGTATTTTGACCCACGCTCATAAAATTCTTTACGGTTAAATTCTTGATATTAAAGTTCATTGTAAATTTCTAGTAGAGTGTTGATGTTGTATTGATCGGAATTGATACTGAGTAACTGTTCAGTGACAATTTGGTCTACTGATTCAAACTTGGCATCTTGGCTTTCTTCGATGATGCCGTCTAAGTTGCTTTTATCCTGAGTTAGACTAATTTCTCGAATGTCATAATTTTTATTGAATTCTTCTTTGATAAAATTTGCTTCTTCATAGCTGATATCGATGTCTAAGTTTACCCGTAGGTGCATTTTAGATTTCATAATGCTGTCTTTCTGATCAATAAGGTCAGATAGTTTAACCACACGATACTTAGGGCAATCTGGCCAGTTGATAAACTCAGGTTCGCCGCCCCACTCTAGAACCATCATACCTCGTTCGTCATCCCAGTTGTCTGCAAAGTTGTGGGGGAAGGCGTTGCCAATATAGACAATCTTTCCTCGCTGTTGGCGCTTGTGGAAATGGCCGCTGAATACATAATCTTGGTGTTTAAAATGTTCTGCTTGTAATTCGCCGTGATCGGGCATCTGCACCATGGCGTTCATATAGAATAATGGCAATTCAAAGTGCCCAAACATATACCGGCTCTTTACCTTGCTGATATCTTTCCATTCTTCCCCAACAAGCCACGGGACTAGGGTGACATCATCAAGAGTTGTTACACCCTCTATGACGGTGACTCCTGGAATGTGGCGACCAAAGGCCGAGGAATGAATGTCACGCTTGTCTTTGTAGAACAAATCGTGGTTGCCGGGGAACCAAAAGAACTGCTCAAAGGCAGCACCTAATTTTTCTAGGCAGCGAATACTGCTGTGTAGAGTAAAGAGGTTTAGACTATTTCGATTGTGACTCCAATCGCCAAGGAATATGCAAGTTTCACACCCTTGCTCCTTGGCGGTTGAAATAAACCAATCTACGAATTCTTCACAGTCCTGCAAATGTGTTGCTGAGTTGGACTTAAGACCAAAATGAATATCTGTGAAACACGCTACCTTTTTAAATAGGCCCATTATTATAATTCTCCTATTAAAAGTATAGCGGTTCTAAATCTAAAGGTCAACGTTAAATATCTTCGTTTTCTATTTCTTCTTCTTCAGAAACTTCTTCACTCTTGGGCATACGCATATTTTTGTATAGTTCTGCCTGGCGAGCAATTTCTTCTGCATACTCTTGGCTGTTCTGACGAGTCAAACTTGGTGTTAGACCTGCTTCTTCTAATAGATCATCGCGGATATTTTGACTCTTCTTCTCGATGTTTAGGATACGAGTAAAACTATTTGTCACTGCTGCGGTATAGTAGGCAAATGGGTTTTCTGATTTGCTCTCATCGAACTGCAGTCCAATTTGGCTTAATTGTAGGATAGCCTGTCCCTTCATTTCGTCGATGTAGGTATAACCACGCCAGTTTGATCGTTGGGCATAGCGTTCGCTTAATTTGATAAACATCTTGCCGAGATTTTCTGTGATGCGTCCGTGGTCCTTGCTAAAGTGGCCTTTGTCTACCCCGCCTTTCCAATGTGATTTCCCTACACAGATTAATTCATCTTCGTCGTTAAATTTCCAATGCTGGTAGGGTGGAAAGTTTACTTTTTCGTGACTGTCTGCAGTATTCTTGACAGTTTTCTTACGACCCGGAGCCAATGGAATGTGCTCAAAGGTCATAATACGGATTACAATGTCTGTCTTGGCAATGGTTTTGTAATCAGGTGTACAGTCTGCTAGTTTAGTTTTCTTGTCACCTGACATACGAGCTGCAGCAAATGCAGCAATGCCTATTCTTTTAGCCCTGGCTCGTTTTGCATCAGCAACAGTTCTAATGTTGATTTTGTCGAGACTGGTTAAAATAATGTCGTGCTGTTGGTATTCAGGTTGTGTAAAACTTGAAAAAGAACATTTTGAACGGTGTATTTCTGCTAATAGGTCTCGGTTGTTTAGGTACTTCTGCTTTCTTATTGTGAATCCAATAGTCATCTTATTATTATTATCCTTTAATATTGATTATAACATATGAATGGGCAGTGTCAACCATTGTTATTAAAATAGCACATTATTTATCTGGTTAAATAAGAGATAAAGGAATATTTCTCATATGCCCGACCAAATACTAGGAGCCGAAAGCCCTATCTTTCCTACAGCTCCAACAGCTCCTACGTTCCCAACGGCACCAGTTGGCCCTTTAAGGGATCTAGCAGGAATTCGACCCGGTGCAATTCCGAAGATTCTTAAACCTGCAACTGATGTTAATATGCGGTTCATGAATGATGTAACTATTACTGATTCTCGCCCAGGTAGCGATATGAGAGTTACTATAAAAGTTCCTACTGATTATCTAACAGCTCTTACTAAAGGTTCAGGTGCTTCTGAGTTTTCGACACTAGGCGGAATTGTATTTCCTTATACACCTACAATCAGTTTAGAACACAAAGCTGATTATACCACTCAGACTCCTACTCATAGCAACTATTCTATTAATTTCTTTAAAGCTAGTTCGGTTGGCGATATTAGTATTTCGGGTTTATTCACTGTACAAAATCCACAAGATGCAGCAGTATATTTGTCGGCAGTGAATTTACTGCGTGCCTTGACCAAAATGAGATTTAGTACAGATCCTGATGCAGGAGCTCCTCCGCCTATCTGTAGATTAAATGCCTACGGTAACTATATGTTGAATAATATTCCTGTAACAATAACTAGCTTTAAAAATGATATGCCTAATGATGTTGATTTTTATGAATTACTTCCTGGACAAGGAAATTCTTTCGGACATCATCTAGTTCCTACAAAATCTACTATTTCTATTAATTGCAAAATAATGTATAGTAGACAGGAAATGTTAAATGCATCAGTAACTGACTGGTTAAGTGGCGGCGGCTTGGGAGTGTAATATGTCAGTACCTTATTCTAAATATAGTCCATATTATAGTACTGATCAAACCAGTGGTTATTTAGACATATGGAAAGCTCCGGGTATTCCGGCCTTGGCCAATGATATCCTATTCACCGTGACTAAGAGTTATGAATATAGACCCGATCTGTTGGCCTATGATCTCTACGGAGAAGTAGGATTGTGGTGGGTATTTGCTGTGAGAAATTTAAACACCATACAAGATCCTATATTTGATTTGCAGGCAGGTACTAAAATATATCTGCCACAATTAACTACACTTAGATCTGCATTAGGAATTTAATATGGGATTTTTTTCCAGCCTGCTTAATAATAGTTCGAGTGTAGAAAATAAAACAGCCAAAGTATCCACCGCCACCTCTATAGTTTCGCCGCCTACACCGTCTGATTCTAAAAATCCTGATGTTGTTCAAGGCACTGAAAAAAATGTATTGAATAATTTTAGATCTTCGACTTATATTTTTACATTAGCAGCATTGGATTCTCAAGAAGTCAATGATCCTGATGCATATAGATCTAAGCCATTAAAATATGTTATTTTAAAATCGGGCGGGAAAGGTAATGCAGGTATTAGCAACGAAATTGTTCCTGTAGAAAGAACATATCAAGAACAATCAGAAACAACTACATCTGATGTTAAGACAGGTAAAGTTAAATCGGTATCTACTTCTACAACAAATAAAACTTGGTCAGATGCCAGCGGCGGTGCATTAGTTGACGGATTTAATAAAGACAGCCCTGGAAGATTTGATATGTTTATCGATCACTTAGAGATTGAAAGTCTAATGTCGACAGATGAAAAAGCACCATCTAGTCAACCGACCGGTATTAAATTTGATGTGGTCGAGCCATATAGTATCAATGGATTTATTGAAGCACTACAGGTTGCTTCAGTTGCTGCTGGATATCCTACATACACCCAAGCTAGTTTTTTATTAAAGATGCAGTTTGCAGGGTATCCCGATGGAGATGGACTGCCGGCAGTTGTTCCAGAAATAGATCATGCTACAAGATATTATGTAATTAGATTTACAGGTGTTGATGTATCCATTGACGAAAAAGGTACAATGTATAAATGTTCAGCAATTCCATTCAATGAACAGGCATTTGGTAATATAGGAACATTAAAAAAATCTACTAAAATGACAGGTAAAACAGTTTATGAGATTTTAACCAATCTTATGGATAAGATGACAGCTCAGGTTGCTGATGATGATAAAAAAAGTAAAAATGGCGACCAAAGTGTTCACGACGAGTATAAAATAAAATTTCCTACTTTTGATTCTACCAACGGATTTGTCGGCGGCGACTCGGCGGGTACTAGTAATGATTTCGGTAAATCAGAGATCACTGATCTAAGTTACAATAACAATTATGTAATGCCCGACCCTGCAAAGACTACTCAGCCCAATGCAACACAGGCCAAGGGACAGACTAAACCTACACCTGAACAAAATGCCAAAGCACCAGCATCTTTTAAAATATCGCCAACATCTGGACCTACGGCACAATTTGCAGAAGGTGTTGGTTTACTAGATTGTATTAATGCAATTCTTACAGATTGTAAAAAATCAAGAGATATTATTAAAAAATTAAGCACAGAAACTAAAGATGGTAAAGTAGCTCCTGTTCCTGGCCTAATAGATGAATACGGAATGATAGACTATTTTTTAGTCAAAGCAGAAATTACAAATAAAAATAAAATAAATCCCGATACTAAAAAGCCCTATCAAATTTATACATTTGTTGTTACACCTTATAAAATTCACTACTCTCGAATTCCAAGATACGGAAATCCCATTGAGGATGAATCAAAATTAAAAAAATATAGTATTCGTGAATACAATTATATCTACACAGGAAAAAATGTCGATCTTCTAAGTTTTAAATTAAATTTTAACACGCTATTCTTTGAAGCTATTCCGTCGGCAATGGGACAGGACCAAGGCCCACCGTCTCGGGATGCAATTTCAAAATCGAACCAAACAACTCCTAAAGCTAATCCTGATTCAGTAACTATTGCAAAGAATAATCCTACAGGAACTGGCTCTGTACAAACTACACCGGATAATACACAGGTGAATAAAAATTCTGGCACTACACGACAAGATGATCCCTATCTTGTACTAGCTAGGAATATGCACAATGCAATTGTTAATTCGACCAGCGGCTTACTAACCGGAGAAGTGGAGATATTAGGAGACCCGTTCTTTCTAGTTACTGGAGGTATAGGTAATTATAATCCTAAGCCGGCAAGTTCTACTAATCCTCAAGTAACTGAGAACGGAGAAGCTAATCACAATCAAGGTGAAGTTTGGGTTACTCTAAAGTTTAGAAATCCGATTGATATAGATCCTACCACTGGAAAATATAATTTTGATCCTAGACTAGTTCCTTTTAGCGGAGTCTATCGAATTCTTAAAGTAGTTTCTACTTTCAAAGACGGTGTGTTTAAACAGAAATTAGATATTCTTCGAGTACCCGGTCAATTATTAGATAGTAGTTTACCTCCAACAAACCCTGCTACGGTAATGACCAGCGAACCAAATCCTCTAGATCAAAAGCAAGAAGATACTTCTCCACCGGATAAAGTTGTTAGCGATACTTCGGAACAATCTAGCAATCGTCCTGATACTTTTAATCTGTTAAATCAACAAGATCGTGGACTACCTAGTCCCGGCTTACCCGGACAATTAAGCAATTTTACCAATGCATCTGGAGGGCTCGGCGGTACTACTAATGCTTTGCTAACACAGGTCAGCGGTGCAACTCCTAACCTTGCTGGCATAGGAAGATCTGCTACACAGATATATGGTGGTGTAATACCCGGCGGAATCAATCAGTCTGCTCTAGGAATACCATTGCAGGCTTCGGGCATTGCATCTCTGCAGCAGCAGGTATTAGGTCCTGCGGCACTATTAAATCAAGTTTCAAATACTTTAAGAGCAGGCGGCATTAGTGTACCTACCCTACAGCTGGCAAATTCAATTGTATCACAGGCCAGCAATATTATTAATCAAGTTAGTGTGCCCGGGTCAGGAATAGGTAAAGGAGCACTAGTGTCATACACTCCTGCTATGCCGGTTAGTACTTTAATTGCTGCTGGTAGTAATATTACTGCTCAAGATGTTATTGCACAGAATTCAACAATACCTACAAACATTACTGCAATCTCAGGCGCCGCCAAAGGCCTGGGTATTAATGCTATATCTGCAGTGGCTAATTTAGGACCAGCTAGTGCTATCTTATCCGGTGGTGCTCAATGTATTCCTACAAAAGCAGGATTAACATCTGCAGCGGATCCTTTGGCAATTGCTGTAAGACTTGGAGTTAATCCGTCTCAGATTGCAGGTTTAAGTTCAAATCTACAGAGCAAAGTTTTATCGCAGTTTGCTAGTATTGCAAATAATGTGCCTGTTAATACTAATTTGTCACAAACCGCAGCACAAGGTGTAAACTTAAATTCTTTATCTCCTTCGGGACTGGCAGCGTTGCCAGCAACGTCACCTTATACAACTGCCCCTGACCCCCAACCTGATACGCAGTATATTAACAATGTTGCTCAAACAGGCGGTAAAATGGCCTTGGCTAGATCCTATGCTGTAAATGATATTTCATCAATACCGCAATCTGAGTTACCTCCTAGCGCAGTAACCGCAGCGTTATCTTCAGTGCCTGCAGCTATTAAAAATCCTCTAGGAGCCTTGACCAATTTACCCGGAGTTAATATTGCTGCCAATGCTGGTCGCTTATTTTCTGCGGCTTCTCAACTATCATCTCTCACCGGGAATCTTGATGCTGTAGAAACAAAACAGAGTCTTGTAAATTCTTCTCTAGGATCAATGATCAATAACGGAGGCAATCTAACTAAATCTGTTACTTCGCAGTTTGGTAGCCTGGGTGCAGCTTCAAACCCGCTAGATAAAATAATGTTAAATCGATAAGGTGTATTATAAATGGCAATAGATAAAAGAAAACGAGGAGCTCTTCCGACACCGGGGCCCTTTGTTGCAGAAATTACCAATCATCTAGATACTACCTATATGGGTATGCTAGAAGTTGCTCTTATTAAAAATATTCAAAATCCTATACAGGACCAAGGTAATACCTACATCGTTAGATATCTAAGTCCTTTTTCGGGGAATACCAGTCCTAGATTTGAGGGTAATAATGCCAGCAATTTTAACGATGTTCAAAAGAGCTATGGTATGTGGATGATCCCACCGGATGTAGGTACTCGTGTTTTAGTTATATTTGTCGACGGTGATCCTAATCAAGGATACTGGATAGGGTGTATACAGGACATGTTCCAAAATCACATGGTCCCGGGTATTGCTGCAAGCCAGTATACTTCAATGACCCAAGAACAATTTAACAGATATGGTACAACTTATTTGCCTGTTGCTGAATATAATAAAACTGTAGCAGATCAGAATTCCTTGAATCCTAACACGATGAAAAAGCCAATACATCCTTTTGCAGATAGATTGTTGGCACAAGGATTATTGTTAGATACAATACGAGGTGTTACTACTACCAGTGCTCGTAGAGAAGTACCTAGTCAGGTATTTGGAATTAGCACCCCGGGACCGTTAGATACTAGTCCTGGAGCTAAGACAGGAAAGATTGGCTATGATGCGGGTATAGATGCTCCTGTAAGCAGGCTAGGTGGTAGTACATTTGTAATGGACGACGGAGATATCAATGGACAAAATGAACTGGTAAGAATTCGTACTAGGACCGGACATCAAATACTTTTACACAATTCTAGCGACTTAATCTATATTGCTAACAGCAAGGGTACTGCTTGGTTAGAAATGACCAGTAACGGCAAAATAGATATCTACGCCAAAGACAGCGTTAGCATACATAGCGAAGCTGATTTTAACTTTAGAGCAGATAGGGACATTAATCTAGAAGCAGGAAGAAATATCAATATTCGTGCCGTGGGAAATATGGAAACCAATGTCACTGGTTATTATTTCCTATTAGTAGACGACTACGGCAAAATAGCTATTAGAAACGATCTTGATCATACAGTCGGCGGAACTGTTAGAAGTACTGTTGCTCAAGACTTAAACTTTTCTGTAGTAAAAGATTTAAAAATTACCACCGGTCACGAAGTAAATGTTATTTCTGTAGAAAATTTTAAGATAGGCTCGGGGGGTAATTTTAGTATTGATGCCAATGGCAATATAATACAGACTGGTTCTAAGATTCATATGAATGGGCCTGCTGCACCTGCACCCAATACAGCAGATGCTGCTACATTGCCCCCGCCGCTGTCTATCTTTAGTTTGCCTAATCGTAGTCCTGAGACTAGTTGGGCCTTAAAAAATAACAAATATAAAACTACAGATATTAAATCTATTATGCAGCGTGTTCCTACTCACGAGCCGTGGGATCAACACGAAAATATTAATCCCAGTCAATTTAGTTCTACAGCAACTGATGTTACACTACAAACAACTCCTACATCACCAAGAGCTGCTGCAGGAGTACCGCCGAGTCCTGATGCAGGAATTCAACCGCCTGCTAATACTCCTGATGTTATACCGGATACCTGCGATCCTAAGTATGCTAAAGATATCAATGCTCCTGCAAGCCAGGCAGGTATTAGTGCTCTTAAGGCCGCCGCCTCACAACTAGGATTAACATCTCCTTATGCTGTTGCTAGTTTGTTGGGTATTGCTGGTGGAGAAAGCCGCTGGAAAGTGGTTACAGAAAGTTTTAACTACACATCGGCAGCCAGATTGTTACAGGTATTTCCAACGGTGTTTAAAGGCGATCAAGCACTGGCTCAACAATATGTTGGCAATCCTAACAATAGCCTGCCTGAATTTTTATACGGATCTAATACTGCCAAGGGCAAGGGTTTGGGTAATACACAATCAGGAGATGGTAGTGCATTTATCGGTCGCGGATTTATACAGCTAACTGGCCGAGCAAATTATGCCAAGTATAGTCAGCTGATGTATAAAAAAGGATTAGTGTCTAGTCCCACAGCATTGACTGATAAACCCGACATGTTATCAGACCCGACCATTGCTGCTCAGGTCAGTGTGCTATATTTCTTAGATCGTGTTAAGGTTGCACAAACTGATGCTGGTTATTTTGAAGCAGCTTGCCAAGCAGTGGGGTTCAATACTCCCGACATACACGCTACAAAATTAGGATTCTATCAATGTTTCCTAGGACAACTGCAACCTAGCAGTAGTACTCCTTCAAACGCTGTTAAAACAGGCACAGGTGGTATCTTAACCGATAGCCAAGGACACCCAGTAACTACAGGACAATAAATATTATATCATGCCATACAAGTCAATTGAAATATCTAATGCTAATGCTGTACAACAGCAGGTAACTAAAACCAGTCAGTTTTATGTGGGCTTCAGCACACAAAATCCTGCTAACACTACATCAAAGCTATTTGACCTTGACCTGATTGCACAAGATATTTTAAATCAATTCAATACTCGCAAAGGCGAAAGAGTAATGAAGCCTGCCTTTGGCAGTATCATCTGGGATGCCATAATGGAACCAATGACGCCCCAATTGCGAGAAGCATTGAATCAAGATATTAAAACTATCTGCACTAGCGATCCTAGAGCTACTCCGACACAAATTAAATTAACAGAGTATAATGCTGGATATATCATAGAAGTAACTCTTGTGCTTAATGGTACTGACCAGTCTACTAATTTAAAACTAACCTTTGATCAAAACATTGGTTTAACGGTACAGCAACAATAATGTACCAAGTTTATGCATACAATAAATACGGTATAGAGCAATAATATGACCATTCCAGCAACAAACTCACAGCTACTAGTTACAGAAGATTGGACCAAAATATATCAATCCTTTCGTAACGCAGACTTTCAAAGTTACGATTTTGACACTATTCGTCGTATTTTAATTTCTTATCTACAAGAAAACTATCCCGAAGATTTTAATGACTTCATTGATAGCAGTGAATATATTGCTCTAGTCGATCTTATTGCCTATATGGGGCAAAATTTAAGTTTCCGTATTGACTTAAATGCCCGTGAAAATTTCTTAGAAACTGCTCAACGCCGAGATAGTATACTACGCCTGGCTCAGTTAGTTGGGTATGTTCCTAAACGTAATATTCCTGCTAGTGGATTGTTAAAGATAACCAGTGTTTCTACTACAGAAAATGTCATTGATGCTACTGGAGTTAATCTTGCTAATGTAAGTGTTGCATGGAATGATCCTTCAAACACTAATTGGTACCAACAATTTATTGCGGTTGTGAACGCGGCCATGCCCGGGTCTACAGCATTTGGTGTACCTAATGATCGTAATGAAAATTTAAACGGAATTTATACAGAACAATATCTGATCAATAGTTCTAATGTTGATGTACCTGCTTATAGTTTTAGCCAAAACATAAATGGTACCTATATGAATTTTGAAATTGTACCTGCTACATTTTCTGGCAAAGATTTTATATATGAATCTGCCCCTGCCCCTAGAACTGCAGTGAGCCTCATTTATCAAAATGATAATCAAGGTTCTGGTAGTGCAAACACCGGCTTCTTTGCATTTTTCAAACAAGGTGCTTTAGCCTTGAGCAATTTTACAATTAATAATCCAGTACCTGATGAAATTATTGGTATCAATGTCAGTGGTATTAATAATACTGATGTTTGGCTATGGCAATTAAATGCAGACGGTACATATCCGTCTGCACCTTGGACACAGGTTCCTAATGTCATCGGTAATAATGTTATCTATAATAGTCTTAAACAAAATGTTAGAAATGTATATAGTGTGACTAACAGAGATACGGATCAGATAGATTTAAATTTTGCCGACGGTAGTTTTGGAAATTTACCTAAAGGGCAGTTTGTTTTATACTATAGACAAAGTAACGGTCTTGTATATTCTATCACTCCCCAACAAATGAGCGGTATAAGCGTTGATATTCCTTATATTAACAAAGCAGGACAACCTAACAAATTAACATTAACACTAGGTCTTCAATATACCGTTAATAATAGTGCGGCCACTGAAACTAATGCTAGTATTCAACAAAATGCCCCTCAAAACTATTATCTACAGAACCGTATGGTCACTGCTGAGGATTATAATATTGCTCCACTGACAGTTACCAGTAATGTATTGAAAGTTAAAAGCGTTGCTCGAGTTTCTAGCGGAGTAAGCAAATACTTTGAATTAAGTGATGTTAGTGGAAAATACAGCTCTACTAATATATTTGCTGACGACGGAGTATTATATAAAAATATCTCTCAAAATAGTTTTGAATTTTCTTTTATCAGCAATAATCAAATTTTTACTGCTATAAAAAAACACCTAGAACCTATTATTGCTAGTAGATCTTTATTGTCTTTCTATTTAGATCAATACAGAAAATCCAGCTATGCAATTACTGCCAGCGGATATACTTGGAATCTAACTAATGCTGTTGCAGGTCAAAGTCGCGGTTATTTTAAAGCCGGCACTACTCCTCAACCTGTAGGATCGAGTGCCTATGCTCCTTTATCTTATATAACTGCCGGATCGATGATTAAGTTTGTTCCACCGGCCGGTAGTTACTTTTTACCTAACGGAAAAATAACATCGATTCAATCGAGTAAAACTGTTAGCTATATGTGGACCACAGTATTGCAGATAATAGGAGACGGTGCTAATAACGGCCTGGGAAATCTAAATGACGGAACTGGTCCTGTTATTTTCAGCAATAATATAGGTAATGGTGCTGTTCCAACAGAAATTATTCCGGCATTTATTAGTTCTTTTTCTTATTCGTTTGAATCAGATATTGTAAATTTATGCTTGACTCAAACTAACTTTGGTTTAAGTTTTGATGTTGTTAATAGAACCTGGAATGTTATTCTAGATACTAATTTAAACCTAGCTGATTCGTTTAGTCTCACTAATCAAAATGATGATACTAATACAAATAAAGATTCAAGCTGGTTAGTGGCATTTACCTGGACAGGAATTTCTTATAAAGTATTGTATAGAACCTGCAACTATATATTTGAAAGTATAAAACAAACTGGATTTATGGTAGATTCTGCTAGTGTAAATTTTGACTATACCAATAATTCTGTTGTTAAAGATCAAATTGAC